ATTACCCGTCAAAACTGTTCTTGAATAATTATTGCCTGTGTCTGAGTTAAATCTCATAGACATATTTTCGGTTGAAGTTGATTTAACATTAGTTACAATAATTAAATCAGTATAACTTCCGCTAATGCTAGAAAATGTAACTGTATTTGTAGCAGTACCTACAGTTGTTGTTTCTATCGGTTCATAAGTCGCTGCCATGTTAATCCTTTATTCCGTATAGGGCGAAGTGAGAAGTGCTTGAATAGGAATTACCGCTGGTAAAAGTGATTGAACTAATTGCTGAGGTGGTAGTAAATAAACTTGAAATCAAATTAACACGACCTGAGCCGTTTTCGTCGTAGCCACCTAATGATCTAATTGTTTTGGCTTTAGTAGTTGAGCCGTAATCTAAAACATCAACAACATAAACTGAAGGATAAGTAGCCTTCCAGCCAAATGTTCCAAAGTATTGCCCGTCCCCAGTTCCCGCTTCGCTTCCTGCGCTTGCAGTTGAACCATTACCCATTAACCAATGACCACGAACTCCAGCGTCAGAATTAACTTTAATGAAAACATCATTACCAGTTGCTTGTAGTCCCATAATACGGATTTGTAAATGTTTATAGGTTGAAGGAATTGAAGTAAAACTAACTACACCGCTTGAACCTGTGCCAAGTGCGGTGGCTATGCTTTCATAAGATGAGGTTGAAGGTGTTACTCCTACTCCAAATAAACCTGCTGCAATGTTGCCGATCATTAGGCGATAGCACCCGAAATAATCCAAGTGTTGGCGGCTGTACGGATTGCAACGCATGACTTATATTGAGCCAAGGTTGGTGCTGTTGGTGCTGCACCTGCTGACGCAATGGTTACACCTGAACCAGCAGCAAAGGTTAATAACCCTGCGCCTGTATTGATAAAGGTAATGGCTGAGCCAACTGCTGCGCTTGTCAATGTTGAATCAGGTGCAATGGTTACTGTCTTAGTTGAAGCATTGCTGGTAGCAACTAAAACCTGATAAAGGTCTGTGTTGGCTACTGTGTATGTAGAACCTGATTGGGTGTTAATATCAAATGTAACTAACCCGTTAAACATTGCAGCTGAGAGAACATCACCTGTTGAAGCTGGAAAACCTGTTGCCATTGTATTACTCCTTAGTAGCTTAGTATATCATCACCGAGGACTCCGTAGGTGGAGTTCCCGATCAAAAACCCGTCCGTAAGAGGTTCAAGGGTGACAAATGTACCTAAGAACCTGTTCGGTGTTATATCCCAGTTAACGCCTTGCACTTGTAAAGTCTTGGTAATAGTTGACCCGTCAGGCTGTATATTGGAAATCTCAACGACATCAAAATAGTCAATACCAAGCATGGTATCGGTAGGTACATCTGTGTCTAATAAATCCACAGTCATAGAGTCAATTCGGATAGTGGTGTCTGATCTAGTAGCCACATAGATACGAGCAATGTTGTTAGCTTCAGCGTCTGTCTCAACTATTAGGTCTGCATAGTTAACGCTGTGCGGGAAGTAGGTCGCAACGCTGCCTGCGTCCTCTGCGAACTGTGCGCTTCCGCCTATACGGGTTATTGTGGCTTGGTTAATGATTAACTTGTCATCAAAGGAAAATTGCAGGTTTTTGTAAGGTATGCCACCTGTTTGATTAAAGACTATAGGCTCATAACCTGCTGAGTAAATGGTTGAGTAGCGACTATAGAAAACAGCCCGTCCTTCGGTATCAATGTAAAATGCACCCTGCTCAGAAAACTCAGCATTGATAATGGCTGATAGGGCTGTGCGTGTTGTCGCTGGATCAGCCTGCACAGTTGAGTCACCAAAACTTATCTGCCTTAAAGAATCAGGGAAAGAAACCTCGTCCAAAATAGCGTGTATGCGTTCGCCTGTTAACTCACCTGCCACAGCATTTGTGACTGTAGTGATATTGGCTAGGTTGAATAAACGGAAAGCGTCAACAGCTGTAATGTCTACATAAGAGACCTGCTCTGCTTGGTCGTAGCCATAGGCATAAGTGGTTGTATATCCGCTGAATAGGTAATAACTTGTGCCTGAATAAGCAGCTGAGATACGCAACTTACGCAATGGTGTTAGTTGACCATAAAGGTCTGAACTGGTGTTCTGTGGATTGAATCGCCCGTCTTGGTCATAGATACGGACAGTTGCGCTACCTGCTTCATAGGTATCCCGCAATACATTGCGACCACGCTTAATGTTGATACTGCGTGTGACTGCGGTCACATCAATTACCAATGCTGGTGCTGTGCTATCTGATAACTCGCCAACACCAAGCACACCGCTTACAGGGTCGCCAATAGTAAAAGGGTTACCAAAGGTTGCGCCTGAACTGAAGTTCAGCGATACATTAAGGGTTGCTGGTAATGCCATTAGTCTATGAGTGACAATCTATTAATCTTGGACTGTGAGCCTGAAGCTGAGTTATTAACCAAGCCATTTTGTAATTCGTCTAGTAATCCTTGGGTTGCACCATTAACAGTTATGTTTGTTACCTGAGTGCTTTCTTTGGTTGTAGCTGCGATCTTAGCCATTAGGCTCTCATATATGCCTGTAACCTGCGCTACACCTGCAACCGCTTCTGTTCTAGCTTGCTCTAAGGTTTTCATAGGCGCTGCCGCTGGTTGTACTGCCAATGCGCTTTGTGCTGCTTTTAACTTAGCGATTTCAGCCAAGGCTTGTTGTATGTAAATTGGATAGTCAGCAAACGGGTTAAGGGCTTTAGGTAGGTTGCTAATAAATGTAGCCAAACCTGTTAATTGTCCTTGAGACAATAACAAAGCATTACTTAGGCGATCTGCCTCTTTAACATTACCAGTTAGTAGGGCTAATTGTAATTCTAGGCGTAACTTCTCATTAGCTGTAATTTTGCCCTGTAATGCAATTAAAATGCCAGCCTGTTCGGTATCAAACATAGTGCCAGCCTTTTTAAGTTTTAATTGGTCTTGCTGGGCTTTGGTTAACGCTTTGGTTGCTTTAAGTTGTTTATCGCTAGCTGTTGCCTGAGCCTTGGCATTTTTGTTGCTGTCATAAACATTGCCCCAGCCTGCTGCCATATTCTTATTAAAAAATACACCTTTTAATTTGGCTTGTTCTTTGGCGTCTAGTGTTAAACCTGTTGATAGTCCAGCCTTGGTGAACTCAATAAAGCGACCAATAGACCCACCAATATCCAATATGGATTTACCAACACGCTCTTTAAGTTGATCATAAGCAATTCCTAGGCGATCAATCTGACCTGTGTAACCCTCAACCGCAGCTGAAGCCTGTCCGTAAAAGTTGTTATTAAGAGTAGCAATAGTTTTATCAAAGTCGCCTGCTTTAAGATCAGCAGTTGATAAGCCAACACCTAAACGCTGTAGGGCTGTTGTATTGCCTAGGTAAGCCTTGGATAAGGCAGCGGTTACTGAATCTAAGTCTTTGCCAGTTCCTGCGGATACATCTAAGGCTGTAGCCAATAATGCTTGGGATTTGTCCACGCTCTTAGTTGCTACCAGTAGGCGCTGAAACGACGGGATTAAATTATCATCTAATACGCCTGAAGCTAGGGATAACTTTTTAATGTACTCATTAACCGCTGGGGCTTGCATAGCCATGCCAAGGTTGTTAAGTGTCTGATAAAGACTCTTAGCTTGTTTCTCTGACTCGTAAAATGCTTGGATTGAGTTCTTGCCAAAGTTAAGGATTGAGCCACCTAGGGCTAGTGCAGCACCTTGCTTGGCTAATTTCTTTAGGCTTTTCTCAGCCTTATCAAATGCGTCTTTACCAACGAACTGCGCACCAATTTTGACGGATAGATCGGTTTTAGCCATTACTTAGCCCTTTTGTTATTGTTGTATTTAACCTTAGCGTTTTCCATTGCTTTAATAATTTGTGGTGTTACTTTGCCGTAAGTCTCGCCCCATGCTCGGAAAATAACTCGTCCGTTCATTTTACGACTTACCCGTCCTCTTTGATTAGCGGCTCTAGGCACTTTGTATAAATCAGGCATGCTATGAACAAACTGGTAACCAGCAAATGGGTTGTTTGAGTTATAGCTCTTTTTACTACGGCGATTACCTTCCATTGCAAGTGAGCCGCCATATGTTTTTAATATGGTAGAACCAACTGGGGCTCTGCCGTCTGGATTTTTACGACCAGCAGTTTCGTAAATAGCACCGCCAGCTTCTGAGTTAAATATTTGTGCCAAGTAACTAAAACCTTTGCGGTTAGGCTTGCTTGGTGTTGTTGTGTAGCCAACACCTCTACGAGCCTTTAATGAGTTATATCTTGGAAATGGTCTGTAATTTATAGTGTCTGCGCTTGATACTGGTTTACCCCAATTAGACAACGGGGCTTGTAATGGCAGATAACTTCTAGCTGTGCGAACTACTGGACGCAGATAATCTGCCATTTCTTTGTTTAATTCTTTGGCAAGGTCAGGTTGGTATTTACGCAACGCAGCACGCAGCTCTCTAGCGCCTTTTACCTCTACCATGCTGCTCAATTTGTTTAGCCCTGTCTTTCATATATGCCAAGGTTGCTAACAACATTGACCTGTCCATGTTCAAATACTCGCTGTGAGGTATGCCCGTCTCAACCGCTAATGAAGCGATCAAATAAGTAAAGTCATACCTCGTCACCCATTTGGGATATCAGCGTCTACTATCTCAACCTTTTTAAGGTCTACTAGAAACTGCTCGCCAAATGGTTTAACTGTTTCGCCTGACCTTCGTAAGCACTCCCAAGCCAACCAGTAAATGTCTGATTGTTTTTCCTCATCTCGGAAGCGCTTATGAAAGCCTGCCTTAAAGTTTTGCTCAAATGCGTACTCAATCGCTGGTGTAATCTCGTGTGTAGATTCGTCACCTGAAGCCTTGGTGATTTTAAGTCCTAACATTTTTCCCCTTAGAAAGTACCTGTTGTTGCTACAGCGATTGTACCGCTAATGTTCCAAGTTACATCTTGTGTGCCTAGATCGCCAACTGCGCCGTTAATGTCGGTTGTGTTGTTCACTAATGCAGTAAATGTGTAAAGTGGGTTTGTTGCTGATACTGCTGAAGCAGAATCTTGTAGAAGCACGCAAGTAACATTTGTTCCCCATGCAGCTTGTAGGGTTGCTAGAACCTTTGATGAAGCTGTGTCATTTAGGAAAGAAATTGTTACAGATGAAGCCTCTAAGCCCTTAACGAACTTGTGACCTGAGTCACCCATTGCAGTTACTTCTAACTCGTCAAATGAGCGGTTAAGAGTTATTGCTGTTACATGGTCGGAAAGATCAACAGAGTTAACCTTAACGCCTACCTTATTGTTTAGAAATACAGCCATTGGTTATTCCTCGTCTTTCTTTACGATCTTTGGCTTTTCGGTTTGTGGTGCTACTTGCCCGACTTTTTCAAGCCAAGCCTTATCCTCTGAAGGAATATCTATTGTCATTTTTAACTCCAGCTCGTGATTGCGCTTAC